GGGGCGACGGCCGGCGCCGTGGCGGTGACGACTGGCGGGGGGGCAGCGACCACTGGGGCGGGCGCGGGCGCGGGCGCGGGCGCGGGGTTGCGAATGGTGTGCTTGAATTCGGCAAGCCCTTGAGAGACAAGCCGCTCGGCGACATCTGCAGGAAGCGACACCGTCTCGCCCGGGAAGTTGCCGCCCCCGTTTGAGTGCGTGTAGTGGACCTTGAGCTTGACCACTCGCTTCTGAATTTTCTCTGGCATGTTCACTCTCCCGTTTGAGTTGCCGGGGCGGCGGACCGCCCCAGCCAGCGTTGTGTTGGCCGTCGTCAGGGCCATTAGACGTCGGAGACGACGCCGTACTGGATGCCGGTCTTCACGGCCCACGCGGTGGTATGGCGCAGGGCCATGTCGGTGAGCAGCGAGGCCTTGACCAGAACGGTGTCCAGATCGACGCCGCTCTCGATGCTGCCGCCCGAGTTGGTGTAGGCGACGTTCTCCAGGACTTCCAGCTCCATCTCCTTCGCATCCGCGATCATGATCGACGGACCCCGACCGAAGTAGATCTCCGACTCATCGCCAGTCGGCGACGCGCCCGAGACGGTCAGGTTGTTGGGGATGTTGTTGGTCACCATGACGCGGTACCGCATGATGCGCGGCGTCTCCATCCGGAGCTCCGGATAGATCAGGTTGCCGTTGGCATCGCGCAGCTTCTCCAGGAACGTGATCGTCCGGGTGTTCATCCAGATGAACCCGTTCTCGGGAGTGACGGCGACGTTGTTGCCGCGCACGTCCTCGAACAGATCGGCGAAGTCCTGCTCGACATCCGCCGCATCGTTGCCGTTCGACACCGACACGTTGGCACCGGCGACCTGCTCCCGCACACCGACCGGCGAGGAGCCGCCCGATCCACGGATGTAGGCGAGGTCGGTACCAGCCGCCATGCCGGCGACCACGTCATCGGCGATGGCCTGCTCGGCATCCGGCGTCGCGAACTGGATCAGCTCACGGGTGACCGGCACCTTGATCATGGCCTTCTTGCGAGTCAGCGTGACAGTGTCGAAGACCTGCTGCGTCGAGTTGGACGCGGTGGCTTCGCCGAGCCAGGTGATCGCCGCACCGGTGGTGACACGCGGGATGTTCAGCGTGCCGGTCGGGTTGGCCACGATCTGGACGCCGGACGAACGAACGATGGACGACGGACGCAGTGCCTCGATGACCTCGTTGGCCACTGTCTCCTGGACCATCTCGACCGCACCGCCCGAGGTCGCCGAAGTCAGCGCCTTGACGGTCTTGATCTCGAAGTCCTTCTGGACCGGATTGCCGTCACCCCAGCGAGCCTTCGCGAACGCAGCCGCCCGCTCCGGATCGTTCTTGCCGTGGTAGGCGGCAATGACCATTGCGCCGATCGCGTTCTTGATCTCGGGCTTCTTCTCGTGATGCCCCATTGTTTCGAACACGATCTGCCGAACCGACTTGGTCTGCGCAGGCGCGGCCGGAGCGGCTTTGGCCATGGCAGCGCCAACAGCGGCAGCGATGGCGTCGGTGAACTTCTGGTTGCCCAGAAGCCCATCCACCGTCTGGTCGACGGTGTCGGTGGTTTTGTCCCTGCTCATTCGGATCTCCTTGGCTAGGACAGTTACGACACGCGACCGCTGTGACGGCGGATCGCGGCTTCAACGGCGGGCAGGACCGCCCGCTCGATCACGCGCTCGATGAGCGCATCCTGGTCCACCTCCGGCTTGGGGGCGGGCTTGGATTCTTTCTGCGGGACCCGGCGAGCGGACTGCTCCACCAGATCCTGCTTGGCGTGGGACAGCACCTCGCGCATATGCTTGATGCCGCGCGAACCGATGACGAGATTCTGGACTTGCCCAATCACCCCGGCAAGGTCCCAGTCGTCGATGTGCTTCGCTGCCCACTTGTCGCGAGAGATGAGAACGTTCTTCTCCCCCGCCAGAAGCTTATCGAGGCGAGCGCCATGCTCCCCGGCTTCCCAGAGCTCGGGCCAGTCCTCGCGAAGCGCCTTGGCCTCAGCCACCGGGAACACGTCCTGGTATTCTGAAGCCTCGATCAGCGCCTTGAAGCGGGGGGTGTTGGTTGCACGCTGGTTGGTGGGCTGGCCGTAGTTGGGGTGCGTGGGATCGGCGATCGGGGTCTCGACCTCGACATCATCGTCGGTCTGAGGATTCTCGTTCCCCTTCTCTTCGTCCTCGTCTTCGTCCATCGCATCCTCTTCAGGTGCGGCCGAGGCGCTCACCTCGTGACCGTGCCCCTCGGCATCCTGGACAACGATGTTGCCAGCCTCGTCGTACTCAACTGCGTGCATGTGACCATCCTCTTCGCTTGGCTCGGTCTGGGCCTCCCCTACTGCGAGCTGGTGGGTGTGGGCCTCGGCCGCGTCTGGATTGTCGACTGGGCCGGTGCTGACGACTTGCTGCGGAGGCGGCTGATCGCCAGCTTCCTCCTCAACCTCTGGATCTGCAGGTAGGCTCCCTGCCGAATCGCCCGACATCTTCCGCAAGGCATCCGCGTTCTTCCTCGCAATCCGGTCCTGCAGGGAAGGGTGCAGCTTGCCGTTGAGCGCGACGAAGCTGCGCTGCAGAACATCCTCCATCCCCCCGGCTCCGTGCTCGTCCAGCGTCCGCTCGATCCATGTCTTGAGCGGGGCGATGTCAAGCCCCTGCCCCCGGGCGACGATGAGCGCCTCGGGGTTGCTGGGGATCGGCACGGCCGAGAACTCCATCAGCTCCTGCTTGACAAAGCGGAAGCCGAAGTCGCCCGGCTCAGGACCCTCCATCAGCTCCAGCTCGGTGGGCTGGAAGCCAACGCTGGTGGCGTTGAGGAAGCCGCCCTTGTACATCTGGTAGACGGTGTTGCCGAACTCGTAGGTGTCCTTGTCCGGGAACTGCGCCGTTGCGATCAGCTTGTTCCCCTGAACCGAGATGCGCTTGGTGCGGGCGACCGGGGGCTGACTCGGGTCGTGCGCCCATAGCACGATCGGGTTCTTCATGTAGTTGTCGAGGTTCCAGCCGTCCTGCATGATCACGTCGCCGTCGCGATCTCGGCCGGAGGTTGAGACAACGAAGGTGATCTCTCGCGTCGCCTCGTTGATCTGCTTCGTTCCCGGATCGAGCGGCAGGAACTTCTGGAGCGGTCCATCGCCCTTGTAGCCACTGCGGTAGTTGAGCTTGATAGGCTTGCCCATATCAGGCCTCCGATTGGAAGAAATGGTTCCGGTCGTCGAGCTGTTGCCCGGTGTAACCGAAGCCGGAGAGGAACTCGCCGATGTCCTTCCGTGCGGAATCGGTCAAGCATTCGAGGATGATGTCAGGACGGTTGAGGTGCAGGATCTTCTGCGCTCCACGAAGCACATCCAACTCTGCACCCTCGACATCGATCTTCATCGCGTCGAAGCCGTGAGATGGTGCCATTGCGTCCAGTGCGTACACGTTCACCTGCACAGTGTTCTGGTGCGCCTTGACAGGCGCATAGTGAGCACCTCCCTTTATGCCTCCACCCGAGGTCAGAGGCACGCCCGGGTTGTAGGCGAACGCAGAATAAGAATGCCCATTCTGGGGGCATCCTAACGCATACGGGCAGCAATGAACCCTCGCCTGATTCGCCTCACAGTTCTGAATCAGGCGATGGAAGTTCGCAGCGTGCGGTTCATACGCCCACGCATCACACCCGAGAAGGTTCGCTCCAATCGCGTACAGCCCGGTGTAAGCTCCGATGTCTGCGACGTAGTGCTTGTCCACGTCGTCGCAGATCCGGTACCACTGCCTCATCGCCTCCGGTTCGAAGCTACCGGTCCTGGAGCGGTGGGCGTGCACCATGTCGTCAACCGGGTTGAGGAAGACCATAGCGTCGCCGAAGAAGAACGGTCCGCTCATGCCGCAACCTCCTGCTCCAGATCCCATGGCCGGGGCTTGCCATGAAAGCAGACCACGCGCGCGCGCGCGGGGACGCCCGCGAGGCAGTGCTTCTTGTAGCTGACGATCTGATCCGGAAGGATGTCCTGCCAGAACGTAAGCTGCTCCGGCCGAACCTGCTTCTCAATGAAGCCCTGATCCCCCCACCAGCGGGGGGAGCGATGCCGCTCCATGTGGAAGCGGGGGTGCTCTCGGAAGTTGGCGTACAGGCCTTTGACCGTTGTGCCGCACCAACCCATTAGCCCGGTCCCGAGCAGCCGTTGCTTCGGGTTGAAGTCCCGCAGCACAATGAAGTCGTGCTCCTCGCAAGCGCGCAGGAGCGGACCAAGGTTGCTGACGATGGTTGTGTCCAAGTCGATGTAGAGACACGGACCCGGCTGGCGATAGATCTCCATCTTGCTCCACCACCCCGGCCAGTTGTGTTCGAGCGGGCGATAGCCGGGGACAAGTGGGTCGTCCGACAGGCAGATGAACTCGATCCCCGGTGCCCAGAACCGAACCTGTTCCCGGAGCCGCTCAACGTGCCCCCGGTTGAAGTCTCCACCGCACTTCAGAACCGTCACAACGCGCGTCATACGATCACCTCCTTGAATGGTAAGCCTGCTCGCATCTCGTCAATGGTGAACTGCTGCGCCATGAGCGAGGCCCACCAACGCCGGAGCTCAGTTGGGGTTGCCATGCGCGGGTTCTCCACACCTTGGTACTCTGTGGTGCAAACCGCAGCCGCCGGGTTCCACGGATGCACCACTGCCGGGATACCGTTCCGTATCGCATCGATCGCCGTCTTGGATGAGTGGGTGATGACGCACCACGCCCCATCCAGTTGCTCTGAGAGGGGGATGTCGGTCTCCTTGTTCCGGACGATCACCGGGCGACGCGTAACCTGCGACAGCATGAGCAGCGTCTTGGCCAACCAGCGATCCCGCTTGAACCCGAGCATCTCCCCGAAGTGCAAGCCGTTCATCGTGAGCAGGATGTGGCCATCCGGGTTTGGCCTCCAGCTCTTCCACTTGACTGGCAGGCGGCTCTGGTCAGGGTCGTCGAACATTGTCGGAGCAACACCGTTCCGGGTGATCGAGTAGTAGCCATCCGCGCCCCCCTGCGCAGGCTTGTAGAAGCCATTGTCGATCAGCCACCAAGTGTTGCCCCACTTGCGCGCAGTGGACACCGCCTGGATGGCGTTGAAGCGGTGACCCCAGACCACGAACGGCTTGCCCGGCGGAACCTTGTGCATCCACACCATGGCCTTCCCGGCCGAGCCTTCCTCAAGCGCCTCCATGATGCGCTTGGTCTTGATGCGTCGCTCGCGCGTTATGCACAACCGGATCATGTCACCAGCCTACGCAGAAGTCCCCGCCAACTTCCCAATGCACTTTGCCGCCCCATGACTTGAGCATGTCGAGCGCCTCGAACCGCTCGCGTCCGTAGCGCTCCGCATTGTTGAGCGGCTTCTGCTCGATCACCATCAAAGGCTTGGTACGCTTGATGGTGATGGCCCCGCCCTTCAGCACCTCGCTCTCGAAGCCCTCAACATCGATCTTCAGGAAGTCGATCCGCTCGTACAGATTGAACGCATCCAGCGTCTTCACCTCGACATCAGCAACGACCGCGCCATCGGCCACTTCATCCTTGGCGGCAACGTGAGTGTTGCCGGTGTTGTCGCTGGGCGAGAGGATCCGGGCGTGACCCGGCTTCGCTCCGAGCGCGACGCGATGCAACCTGACGTTGTTGAAGCCTTCCATGTTCATGTTGAAGCAAACGATGTGCTCGGGCAGCGGCTCGAAGCACTCCACCCGGTTGAAGTGGCCAGCCATCAGGCGAGCCCAGAGGCCGACGTGCGCGCCAATGTCGACTGCCACTTGCCGGTTCTCCGCCGGGAGCAGGTCCATGGCCGCTTTGTACTTGCGGAACTGGTAGGTCCCTTTCCCCTTCACAGTCGGGTTGATCCCGATCTGATGATCGAAGTGCTGGTCGCGCGCGGGGAACCACATCCCGTTAATCTGTCTGAACTCACTCATTCCAGTAGCTCTCCTTTCGTGCAACTTTCAGATCGCTCGCGCGCGAGCGCCCGAGGGATTTGCGATCGCCCTTCATGTGGTCGAACCATTGGCCGAGCGGACCGTTGATGAAGGGATGCGTCGTCTGATACCCCCCGGGGTGGGAGAGGGATTTGGCGTGAACGCGATGCCGCTTTACGACCTTCCAAAGGACCCAGCTGTCGTGCCACTGCTCC